CACTTATAAAGCTTGAAGACGGTATTAGAAAGAAAAAAGCACAGCTTCTAACTATTGATGCTAGTCATTATGCTTTTTGGAATGGTAATGGTACTATCTATAGACATGATACTGTAGCTGAAGACATTCCTTCTTTTATGATGCCTAGACCTAAGCCTATTATTGAAGCTCATAGGCCAGAAACATCAGAAGTTTTTGGTAAAGTTATTGCTGCTGATTATAAACTTACAGATTATTATAATCACTTCTCTAAAGATTGGGAACTTGAAGGATTAACAACAGAAGAATATATAGATTTATGTAAGGATGTTCTAATACCTTATCAAAGAGCTAATAGAGCATACAATGGCCTTGCCTTTGTGCAAGTTGTTGGTAAACTAAGCCATGAAGAAGCAATTAAGAAAGTTCTCGACAAACAATTTGTAACAGTATCTATTGGTGCTATCCCTAATAGAATGATATGCTCTGAGTGCTTACAAGATCAAACTCAAAGACTTTGCTCTCATTATGCTAACAAAAGAAATAATATTTTTATGCTAGCTGAGTCCTTGGAATATGAAGAACTATCATTTGTTAAAAAGCCTGCGGATCCATTTGGTAGAATTGTAAGAATACATGATGGACAGATGGAAGAGTTTAAGTTTGAAAGAGAAAGTAACATTTTAGGAGCTGAAGTTGGTGTAATTGATACAGAAACTTTTTTTAACAACATCAATTCAGGTAAGAAAATTGTATGCGTAGAAAACGTATGCACAATTATAAACGATGATCAGGAGGATGACGTAATGGCAAAAATTAACGTTTCCCTTATTCAAGAATTTGGTGAGCAGAAGCTAGGTGCTCTTTCTATCAAGATTACTGATAGTGAAGAAGTAGTTGGCATGGAAGCTTATCAGGTTTCTGATGAGGATTTTGAAGGTATGAAGAATACTCATTTCGCTATTGTTCAAAAGACTAATGATGGCGAAAAACGCAGGTTCCCTCTAAACAATGAAGCTAATGTTCTTGCAGGCTTGGCTCTCATTGCTGATGCAGAAGATCTAACTGATGCAGAAAGAGAAAAAGCAAAAGGTAAACTTGAAAAAACCGCTAAGAAGCTTGGTGTTGTTCTTGTTGCTGATGCAGAAGGAACTCAAGAAAAAGAAGGAAAAGAGGGCGAAGGCGAGAATCCTACTCTAGAAGACAATGCTCCAGCAGGAGACTCTGAAAGAGAAGAAGATGACAGCAAAGTTAAAGACATTGATACTATTATCACTGAGCTAAGAGCTTCTATTTCTAAGTTTAAAGAAGAAGTTGCTGCTACTCTAAAAGATGGTGAAAGTGTTGAAGCAGATAAAGATCCTGTAAGTAAGCTCTTTGATCTACTAAAGTGGTTCGCTCTAGATGTATCATTCGCTGGCGCTTCTTTAAATAGCCAAATCGGCTATTATTTAGAAGAACAGGGAAAGAAAGCTATTGCAAATGGACAGTATGATGAGTTAGTATCTAACAGGGATGAGCTAGTTGGTAAAGTTTCAGAATCTGAAACTAAGATTGCTGAACTTAATGACAGCATAACTGAACTTCAAGAAGAAGTTGAAGCACTAGATTCTCAGAACATCGAACTTAACTATCAACTTCGTGCAAATTCTATTGAAGAACTTGTTTCTAACAAGGTTGCTTGTGAAGTTATCAATGATTCTGAAGAAGCAATTTCTGAAGAAAAAGAGAAGTTATTCAAGCTTCCTTTTGAAGCCCTTAAGGCACAAGTTACTGAATATCGTAAGCTTGTAACAAAAATCAAAGACAACTCAGTTAATAACAATAAGAAACAAATTGAGAAGGTAGTAGACCCCACACTTAACGACTCTGCGCCTGAAGGCGACGAAGGGGATCAGGAAGAAGAAGTAACACTGCCTAAGAAGCTTACTGACAGAGAAGTTAGAGATGCCCTACAATCCGTTAAGCCAAATGCGCTTAGCAAACTACTTTTTAAGAAATAAAAAACGGAGGAATAATTTAAGATGACTACACTTAATGGAACTAATTACCTAGGAAATCACATTGGTGCTCCTCAGATTCTGCAAGGTACTCCTATGTACAATGTGGAAGTCGCAGAGGGTTGGACCCCACCAGGTGAGTACTATCCTGCTTTCTATCTAAACGCTGCTGTTTCCGAAAACAGACTACAAGGTAGTGCATATGTTCTAATGCCTGGTAAGGTACTTGCTCTCGATAAGGACAGCCGTAATCGTAATGGCCGTCTTATCCCAGCTGGTCTGGCTGATGAAATCACCCTATGGCACACTACTAAAGCCTCTGCTGCTGCTGCTTATATTACTGCTGAGGCAGCTGATGCAGGAAATCCAACTGCTCAGGAACTTGCTGATGCTGATGCTGCTGGTATTGTTGCTGCTACTGCTGCTGTCTCTATCGTTTACGGTGGTCTAGACGAAGAATTCGGTATTGTTAATGCAGCTATGGGTCGTGCAGTTGCTGGCGATAAAGTTGCTGCTATTGCTGGTGCTTTAGGCATCACCGCTACTAGAGCAATTGGTATTGCTAAGTATGCAGCTCTAACTGCTCCTGGTACTGATCCTTCTAACCCATCAACTTTCTTCAAGCACTCCTATGATACTGGTGGTTCACGCTCTTTCTCTCGTTGGGGTTTCATTCAGGTTCCTGTTCTTGAAACTCAAGTTCGTGTAGAAGACATGCGTGAAGGCGCTACTACTCATCGTATTCTACTTTACGTTGATGGCGCACTAACCTTCAAGGATGATGGTCCTCTTACTGTTGTTCTAACCGAGAAAGCTACTCCTAACCTTCTAACCCCTGTTGCAGCTGGTAATCCTCCAACTGAGTTCTCTACTCTTGGTCGTACCATCTTCTTCAACGGCGTTATCCCAGCTGGTTGGACTGTAACTTATCAGCCACAGCTTGACACTCCTTTCACCTGTCTAAAGGTTGACGGAAGCACTCTTGCTAATAGTGTTGATTTAATCGGTGAGAAAATTACATACGATGCAAATTCTAACTATGCAATCGGTGCTACCAACAAGTTCGGTGAAATTCTTGACGTTAAACTAGGCCAGGACAAAGATCTTGCAACAGTTATGACTTGGTATCGTGATCAGGGTAAATGGCAAGAGCAGCCTGGTTCTTCTACTGAAGGCCGTAATACTCAGCTAGCACTAGCAAATGCTCCAAGATACATTGCTAGAATCGCTTTCAACTTCAACCAAGGCTTCTAATTGCTATTGGCAAATTTATAACCGGAGGATAAAAATAATGTTTGAAAATTTAGAACAAAGACTACTTAACTATGCTAGCAAGACAGGTGCTTTAAAGGACGGCGAAACTAAAGAAATTAAGCTTCGCGACATCCTTAATAAAGAAGACCTTTCTCGTCTAGTTCCTCTAGCGATCACTGAGATTGTTAGAGAAGCTGCTGAGCCTCATCTTCTAGCTTCTTCCCTATTTCGTACTATTAATCAGAAGGAAGGGATTTACATTCAACTTCCTGCTGTTGGCGCAATGGAAGGCGTAGAAGAAATTGCTCCTGCACAAGAATACAACACTGAAGAAATCACTCTTGGTGGTGGAAGCACTATCAGAATTGATATCCGTAAGTATGGTATCAAACTAGCGCTTACCGAAGAAATGATTGAACAGTCTCAGTGGGATGTCATTGGTGAGTGGCTGCAGGCTGCCGGTAAAGCTTTTGCTCGTAAGAAGAATCGCGTATGCTTTAATCTTTTCGAGTCCCAAGGTCTTACCCTTGTTGACAACAACAACCCTCTAAAATCTGTACTAGGACGTACTCTTAGTGGTCAGGATGCAGCTGGTAACCTAAATGGTACTTTCACTGCTGAAGACTTCTTCGATATCTATGCAGCAATGCTACAGGAAGGCTTCGCTCCTTCTGTTATCCTTGTACACCCACTAACCTGGGCAATTTGGGTTAAGGATCCAATTCTTCGTGCATGGGCATGGCAGAATGCTTCTGGTCCTCTCTTCAATGCTTACAACCTTGGTGGCGTTAAGCGCCCCGGTACTTTCGAAGGTCGTGGCATGAGCTCCGGTGGAGCACGTCCTGGTGAAGATATGCCTCTTGATTTCAAGGGATCTCCAGTACTACCTCCTTACCTCAATGTTCCTTTCCAGCTTATGGTATCTCCTCAGGTTCCTTTCGATCCTGTTAAGAAGCTTACCAGCATGTACTTCATTGATCCAGAGAACGCTGGCGCAATCGTACAGGCAGAGAACATTAACCATCACCAGTGGGGCGATCCAGAGCGTGACATTCACATGATTAAACTTCGTGAGAAGTATGTTGCTGTTATGCTTAATGAAGGTCGTGGAGTTGGTGTTGTTAAGAATGTTAAGGTTGCTCCTAACCGTATCGCTTACTTCGGTGGCGCTCAGGTTAACGTTGATGCCTCAACAGTAGTCTTCCCTGAAGATGCAACACTAAAGAACGGACTTAACCTATAATTTGTAGGTTAATAAAAATAAAAAGGCGATCAGAGTTGTTCTGGTCGCCTTTTTTGTTTATAATGTAATTAAGCCGTTAATAACACTTCAGAGCGGCTAATTATATTAGGAGAATTATATGGTTTATACAGTAAATTTAAAATGGCTTTCTTTCAAGACTGACCTTAGTGATGTTGTTAAAATGCTCAACGATGAAAAAGCTACATACGTCATTCTTCGCTACGCTAAAGATATCCCATCTTGGCTATACGAAACAGCAATGGATATGTTAATCTCAGTTAAGTCAGAAATCTATTATTCCAAGCTTTCTAATTTAGTTAAACAATATGAAAGTGCATCTGGCATTCAGATGACCATGGATGAAGAGATTGATAGTGGCCTATCATTAAGAATCAATGCAGATGGTTCTGTCACAGTTATAACCAACGAAACTCTTTTGAATGAAATTAAATCGGAGAAATCCTTTGATATTGATGACGACGATGACGCCGATGATGACGATATCACTATTATTGCTATCTAGGAGTAATTAATGTTACAAGTAATTGATATCCAGCCAGCTAATCAATCTGTAGATATTCCAATTGATACAGAAATTAGAATTACATTTGATCAACCTGTTGATCCATTTTCAATCAGCAATGGTATTGCTTTATATACACCTACTGATGGGATGTGGATAGGGTCAGAGCTTTCTATTCTAGACACTAATCTTAAAGACGTATTAGATATCGGGCAGGATTATACTTACTTCCCATATAACTTTACTATTGAAGGCAATGTTGTTGTAATAACACCGCAAGTAACACTCTTGCCAGATAGGAAGTTCTATGTAGCTGTTTACCCCGGTAATGATGCAGCACGATATGCTTCTGCATCTACAGTATCAGATCCAGCATACACAAGAGTTGGCTTGTCTGTTG